CCGTTATCACTTCCTAGATAAGCGGTTGCAATATGAGTTTTACCTAAATAGTATTCGTAAGAAGAAAAGATTTGCGAAGTGGGCGAAAGCAGAAGATAATAATGAGGTTATGATGATACAAGAGTATTACAAATTCTCTCCACAAAAAGCGAAAGCTGCACTTTCAGTTTTATCTCCGAAGCAAAAGGATATTATAAAACATAAAATGGAAAACGGAATTAAAAATGATTAACATAGAATCATTAATAGAAGTCACATTAAAAGAACCAGATGACTTCTTAAAAGTGAAAGAAACTCTAACCAGGATAGGTGTAGCATCAAAGAAATCAAATACACTATTTCAATCCTGCCACATATTACATAAACAAGGTAAGTACTACATTGTACATTTCAAAGAACTATTTGCTCTTGATGGCAAACAAACAGATTTAAACGAAGATGATATATCAAGAAGGAATACTATTGCTAAACTATTAGCAGAGTGGGATCTTGTTGGCGTTGTTAATGAAGATCAATTACAACCAGCAGATAGTATGTCATCAATCAAAGTTATACCTTTTAATCAAAAGTCTGAATGGGAATTAGTTGCCAAGTATAATATTGGCAAGAAAAAATAATTACATTTTTTTGTTGACTTTTAATAATTAAATACCATATAATATATAAATACTATTGAGTGCTCATGGTGAGGCTCAAATTTAATCTTCGCTTTAGATAAGGAGGAATTATGACAATCTACGAAGAACCATTCGGTCGTCTAAGACCATTCGGAGTTGGGTTTGATGAAATGTTCAAAAAACTTGACGCAATCCACAACCAACCTCAAGGCAATTACCCGCCTTACAATATTGTAAAACTTGATGAAGAAAGTTTTGTTATTGAAATAGCTGCAGCAGGTTTCAGCAAGAAAGATTTTAAGATCGATCTAAAAGATTCATCTTTAAAAGTAAAAGCTGAAAAAGGTGAAGCTGTTGAAAAAGAATTCATACATCAAGGTATTGCAGCAAGATCATTTGAAAGAGTGTTTGCTTTAGCAGAACATGTTAAAGTGAAAGACGCTACTTATAGTGATGGGATCTTAGCAATCAAATTGATTAGGGAAATTCCTGAGGCAGAAAAGCCAATCGAAATTAAAGTCAAATAATAGTTGACTTATTAATCGTTAGCCTATATAATAGGGGCCATGCTATTCGTGTGGCCTTTATTATTATACCAGACGAAGGAGATAAATAATGGATATATTTAAAACATTACACAAGTTTATGAAACGTGGAAGGATTCACAAAGTCATAAACATGCTAGAGGAAACTAAACATGTTCGGAAAGAAAAAAGAAATAGACGTAGATCAGCTCAAGGAAACGCTTAAAGTAGATGAAGGAGTGGTCTATGAGATTTATAACGACCACCTTGGTTATCCTACATTCGGTATTGGGCACCTTGTCCTTGAAGGAGATCCAGAACATGGGTCTGCTGTTGGCACGCCGGTCTCAGAAGATCGAGTTGATGAGTGCTTTGAAAAGGATGTAGAGTCTGTAGTATCAGATTGTAAGAAACTACATGAGGGTTGGGACGGATATCCTCAAGAAGTAAAACAAATTATTGCAAACATGATGTTCAATATGGGTCTAACAAGACTATCAAAATTTAAGAATCACAATGCTGCATTAGCATCTGGCGATTGGAAACAAGCTGCTGTTGAAGGTAGAGACTCAAGATGGTATCAACAAGTCACTAACAGAGCAGAAAGACTTATGACGAGGTTAGAAAATGTCTAACAATTTAATACAAGCACTAATTTTAAAATACAAAGGAGAAGTGTTAGTAGCTAAAGCTAATATAAAAACTTTTATAGACAATCCTAATGGTGTTGCAGATCATCCTGATCAAGCAGCAACGTTAGATGGACTAGTAAAACAATTATCTGATGCTGAAGAACAACTTAACACTTTATTAACTTTACAAGACGACAAAGAATTTATAGTAGAGTAAACTATGTTAAAATGGCTAAACAAAGATTTAGCTGATGTAGGAAAGGTTGGAATAACCTTTGGAGCAATGGACCTCTTACATGGAGGTCACATAGCCATGCTTGCAGAAGCTAAAAGAAAATGTGATTACTTGGTTGTAGGATTACAAAACGATCCTTCTGGAGATAGAGACTTCAAAAATGCTCCAGTACAATCATTGTTCGAGCGACAACTACAACTTAGTGCAGTGCGCTATGTTGATGATATTATTGTCTACAATAAAGAGGAAGAAATTCTTGATATCCTCTTGACTTTACCTATCAAAGTGCGTATAATAGGAGAAGATTATTTAAACCAACCTTTCACTGGCAAAGAGCTATGTGAACAGAAAGGTATTGAAATAGTTTATAACAGTAGACAGCACTCTTTTTCTACTAGTGAACTTCGTAAGCGAGTACATTCTCGTGACAAAGAAGAAATTGAACTAGCTAGAAAAGAAAGTGCAGAATATTATGATGAGTTGCAAAAGAACAGTGAATGAGATTTTATACTAATATACAACAATACAATAATGTTATCTTAGAAAGATACATTGAAGATGGTATTCATAAACAAAGAGAGGTTCCATATCAACCTACTCTATATGTACCTACGGTTAAACAATCACCATTCAAAACTATTAAAGGAGAGGTAGTAGAACCTAGAGGATTTAATAGTATCAAAGAAGCAAGAGACTTCATTCAAGCAAGACAAAAAGTATCTAATGATCCAGTATATGGTATGCAACAATTTGCATATGCATACATTCAAGAGCAATATCCAGAAAGAGAGTTTGACGTAAACCAATTAAACATTCTTAACTTTGATATTGAGACTAGATCTGATGAAGGGTTTCCTAATATACAAGAAGCTGATATGGAAATATTATCTATTGCTTTAAGATGTAATGGACAAAGTTATATATTAGGTTGTGGTGAATATAAACCAAGTGGTGATGACAAATATATTAAATGTGTAAGTGAAGCTGACTTACTTCATAAGTTTATTGATTTATGGAAAGAGTTGGATCCAGATATTATTACAGGATGGAACATTGAAATGTTTGATATTCCTTACACTCTTAATAGAATCAAAAGAAGACTATCAACTGAAGCAGTCAATCAATTATCTCCATGGGGCATTGTAAAAGATAGATTAATTCCTACAGCACAGACACAAGCACAAGGTGATAATGCTGAACCAAATGCAAAAGAAATATTTGGTATTACAGTATTTGATTATATGAATCTGTATAAGAAGTTTACATATTCACAACAAGAAAGTTATGCATTAGATTATATTGGTAGTGCTGAACTTGGTGAAAAGAAACTAGACTATTCTGAATATGGAACACTAAATGAATTATACAAAAATGATTATCAGAAATTCTTAGACTATAATATTAAAGACGTAGTACTTGTAGAACGATTAGATGATAAGATGAAACTAATTGAACAAGCATGTACTATTGCTTATGATGCTGGAGTAAACTTAATTGACTCAATGACTTCAGTACGTATGTGGGATGTTATTATTCATAACTTCCTAATGAATAAACAAATAGTAGTACCACCTAAACAATTTGGTGAGAAAGAAAATCAAGTAGAAGGTGCTTATGTAAAAGATCCACAAGTTGGATTACACAATTGGGTAGTATCATTTGACTTAAACAGTCTATATCCTCATTTGATTATGCAATATAATATATCACCAGAAACATATGTAAGACATATTGGCCAAAGACCTACAGCTGATGAGATCATTGCTGGATTATATAATAACGAAAACATTAAAGAGTTTATGAAGAAACACAACGTTTCTGTTTGTGGTTCTGGTGCAATGTATACAAAAGACTTTCAAGGTTTCCTACCTAAACTAATGGAAACTATGTACAACGATCGTGTCAAATGGAAGACACAAATGATAGAAGCAAAGAAAAAATATGAAGACAATCCAACTAAAGAGCTTGAATATGAAATTGCAAAATGTAATAATATGCAAATGGCTAAAAAGATACAACTCAATTCGGCTTATGGTGCACTTGGTAATCAATACTTTAGGTTTTTTGATACTAAGTATGCTGAATCTATTACTCTTAGTGGTCAGTTATCTATTAAGTGGATGGAAGTTAACATCAACAATTTCCTCAATAAGAAACTCGGTACAGATAAAGTTGACTATGTTGTCGCAGTGGATACCGATTCTTTATACGTTGTTCTTGACACACTTGTCGAGCAGTCTGGAATTGATACAAGTGAGACTGATAAAGTCGTCTCATTCCTGGACAAAGTCGCTACTGATATCCTTGAACCTTTCATTGATCAAAGCTATAAAGACCTTGCAAATTATGTAAGTGCTTATGAGCAAAAGATGGTAATGAAAAGAGAGATCATTGCTGATAAAGCTATATGGACTGGTAAAAAACATTACATTATGAATGTATTTGATAATGAGGGAGTAAGATATAAGAAACCTCAATTGAAAATGATGGGTATTGAATCTGTAAGATCAAGTACACCAGCTGTAGCAAGAAAAGCTATTAAAGAAGCATTAGAAGTCTTGATGAATGATGGAGAGATGGCTCTTAGAGATTATGTAAATGATTTTGAACAGTTATTTAATGACATGCCATTTGAAGATGTAGCATTCCCAAGAGGGTGTAGATATATTAGCAAGTGGTCTGATGCATCAAACATATACAAGAAAGGAACACCTATACATGTAAGAGGTGCACTACTATACAATAAAGTTTTAAAAGAAAAGAAACTTAATAAGAAATACAATGAAATATACGAAGGAGATAAGATCAAATTCTGTTATATGAGACTTCCTAATCCTATGAGAGAGAATGTATTTGCAGTCTCTAATGCATTACCACCAGAATTAAAGATGGAAGACTATATTGACTACGAAAAACAATTCAGTAAAACATTCAAAGAACCGCTTAATAATATATGTGAAGCAATCGGATGGAGTATCGACAAACAGGCTACTCTCGATCAATTCTTTGTATAAATACTATAACTACGAGAGGTAAACATGGCAAGCAAAAATAATATAGACTTATCAGGGTTTGACTTTGGGTTTAGTATTGTTGATGAAGATGAATTATCAGCTGTCACGTCTGTTAAAGCAGAAGTTGAAGCAGCAACAGATACATCTAAACAATGGAAAGCACAAGCAGATGAGTGGAAAGCAAAAACAAATGCTATATATGATGCTATTATACCATTGTTAAACAATCTACAAGCTAACGAAGATAAAGAATACATCTACTGGCCTAACAGATCAGTTAAGATTGATTCATTCAAACTCAAATTACAGCAATTATTAAATGATTAATTACATAGCATTCCTAACATCATTGTTAGTGGCTGGTGTTGCCGCTTACTTTAGTGTTATTGGTTTGGCTACGATCTTTGCAGGTGCATTCCTACCAGTTATAATCATGGCAGGGACGCTAGAGGTCGGAAAATTAGTCACCGCCGGATTTCTGCATATCCGTTGGAGTGAAATCAACAGGTGGATGCGTTGGTACCTAAGTTCTGCAGTGGTAATCCTTATGTTGATTACCAGCTTAGGTATCTTCGGATTCCTTTCAAAAGCAAATATAGAACAAAATTTACAAAGTGATAGTTATTCATTAGAAATGTCTATCATAGATAAAAGACTAGAAGCTAAAGAAAACGAATTAACCAGAATAGAAGAAAGATTAGCTAATTTAGATAATATTATTAATACGGCTAGATCTGAAGATAGAAACTATATCGACAGAAGACAGAGAGACGAAAGAGCTGAAATAAAAATAGATATCGATAGAGTTGTTGATGAGATAGTAGTATTAAATGAAGAAAAATTACCTATTGAAAGAGAACAACTAATTCAACAAGGTGAAATAGGTCCTATACTATATGTTGCAGAAATGATATATGGTGAGGGTGTTGGTAAAGACAAATTAGACAACGCAGCAAGAATATTGATTATGTTTATTATATTTGTATTTGATCCATTAGCTGTGTTATTATTAATAAGCAGTTTAGGGTTGATTGCAAAAGATAGAGAACCACTTAATCCTGTATATGCCACAGATGACATATCAGTACCATTAGATAAAATAGATAGTGGCAATAGTGCAAGAGACGAAGCGTTAAAAATAAAGAGGGGCTTATTTCCTAGAGAGTAATATATAATGTGTAGCATTGAAGGCTTTACTGGTCCACAGCCTTTCACAATAGAGGACTATACAAAATTCAATAAGGATAGAGGTCCTGATGCAACAAATCATTGGAATGATGGCGTTGTACATTTAGGACACAATCTATTAGCAATTGCTCCACAACCAACAAATAAATCACAACCATTTGAAACAGACAAAGGTAATGTATTATGTTATAATGGTGAAATATTTGGTATTGATCAGAACATATATGATACTGAATGGTTAGCTAATAAAATAGAAAACGAAGGCATACAATCATTAAAACACAGTGTTAGTGGAATGTGGGCTTTTTCTTGGTATGATGTTAAACAACAAAAAGTATATCTTGTTAGAGATCATTTTGGAGTAAAGCCATTATTCTATATGGAACTCAATGGAAATTTATATTGGAGCTCTACAACTAAACCACTTATAGCCGCACTTAATAAATTCGGTAAGTTTTCAATATCTGATAGAAACTTTGATTTGTTTCAAAACAATTCCAGATTTCTACCTTGTGATCTTACACCATACGAACATATAAAGAAATTATCTCCAGGTCAAGTAAAAATCTATAATCTCAATACACATGAGTTTGAACCAGATGATAATATGTGGAATCTAAATTCAGATATCTGGAATTTAGATATGGATTTGAAATGGGATCCAGAAGAATTTGATGAAAAGGTTAGAAAATGTTTTCAAGAAGTATATTTTCCTGGACCTAAAGTTAATAAAACTGTATCATTAAGTGGTGGATTAGATTCAACATTGATACTATCTGTTTTAAGACCACATAGATTATCTGCAACTAGTTGCTCATGGGAAGATGATGGAACTGCAGATGATCAAGATAATGTGTTTATGATTAAAGAATCACAGTTAGCAGAAAGAACATGCCAAGTGTTTGGAAAAGATTTTTACAAATCAACAGTACCACATGATTTTAACCATTTAATGAAAGAAACATATCACGCTATGGGAATGCCTGTTTGGGATAGAAATAGACTTATTCCAAGATATGTTAATTGTAAACAGGCTGCACAGAATAACAATAAAGTTTATATAGTAGGAGATTGTGCAGACGAAATGCTTTCTGGATACAATGGAGATTTCAACACATTTTATCCATCACATGCTAAAAGAAGACATTGGAATAAAGAATCTATAGATGATAGATGGAGACCATTTATACCAACACATTTATTTGGTAATGACCACATTAATAATTACTTGTTTTATAGAACATTAATGGAAGGAGAGAGTTTTTGTATTGTTGCAGACCATTTAGCTGGAAGATTCGGTATGGAAAGTAGAGTGCCATTCTTACATCAAGAGTTAGCAAAATATATTTTTAAAATTCCAGGTGTATATAAATTACACGTTCCATTTAAACATAAAACTTTTGCAAAAGATTACAATAAAAGAAAAGAACAAAGATTTTGGAGAATGGGTAATTGGAAAGGGGTATTAAGAGATCATATGACAAAATACTATCCAAAACATATATTAGAAAGAGGAAGAAAGACTGGATTTGCAAATCCCTGGGATGCAAGAGATGATGTTTTAAACAGGAAATATGCTGAAGCAGATACAAAACTATCAAATATGTTGAATAAAAAGTTGACCTTTAATGACAATTAAAGTATAATTGTAAGATATTTTATGGAGAATAACTATGGGTAATTTCTTTAACAATTTTGTCGAAGATTTAAAAGACGAAGATACAACCTTAGCTAGCTTAGGTGAAGCAGCTAGCGAATTCAGTGGAACCATTGATACTGGTTCATATATGCTTAACGCTCTATTGAGTGGATCAATTTATGGCGGCATACCTAATAACAAAGTGACAGCATTTGCAGGTGAATCTGCAACTGGTAAAACTTTCTTTGTTATGGGTTGTGTAAAAGCATTTTTAGACAACAATCCAGATGCAGGTGTAATGTATTATGATACAGAAGCAGCTGTCACTAAAAAGATGATGGAAGATAGAGGTATTGATACTACAAGAGTAATGATATCTGAACCACAAACTATTCAAGACTTTAGAACTAAAGCACTTAATGCAATTGAGTTATACGAAAAGACACCAAAGGATAAAAGACCTCCTTTCATGTTTGTATTAGATTCATTAGGTTTACTTTCAACTACAAAAGAGATGGAAGACATTGCTGACGGTAAAGAGACTAGAGATATGACTAAAGCTCAAGTAATCAAAGCAGCGTTTAGAGTACTAACTTTGAAGCTAGCTAGAGCAGGTATACCAATGTTGGTAACAAACCACGTATACGAAGTAATAGGAAGTTATATCCCTATGAAAGAGATGGGCGGTGGTTCTGGTCTAAAGTATGCTGCAAGTACAATTGTATACTTAGGTAAGAAGAAAGAAAGAGATGCATCTACAAAAGAGATTGTAGGTAATGTTATCAAGTGTACAACATTCAAGTCAAGACTATCTAAAGAGAATCAAGTAGCAGAAGTGTTGCTAACTTATGATAAAGGTCTTGACAAATATTATGGACTTATAGATGTAATGGTTGAGATGGGTCAATGGGAAAAGAAAGGTTCCAGAATTTTGATCTGTAATGATCTTCCAACAGATGGTAAGTCTGTATATGCTAAACAAATTATGGCAGATCCTGAAGCATATTTTAGTGCTAACATGATGGCTATGATAGATCAACACTTAGAGAGGAAATATAGTTATGGTACCGGATCCGAAATGGCATCTGAGGATATCACTAGCGAAGAGTCTGCTTAGATTTGGAGCAGGTTTTTATCTAATATTAGGTAATCTTGTGATGGCTGGTGTATTGGTTGTACTAGCAGAAATACTTGGCGTATTAGAAGAGTTAGTTTAATGGCAATACAAGATATCAAACACGTAGGATTATTCCGCGTGGATTTTATGAGATATGTGTTAGACTTGGATCACAAAGCGATAGCTGATTATACATTAGAGCATAGTAAAACCTGGGACAGATATACTACATACCATGATAGAAAACTTAATGATGAATGGAGAAAGGGTATACCTGGATTACAGGAGTTTGAACAGACACTTAATGATGCCGCTGACGAGTTTGTTAAAAGAACAGGAAGAAGACCATTTAAAGGAGCTCAAGGTGGCCATTATCTATATTATTGGGCCAGTGTATATAGAAAACATGATCAACATGGAACACATAATCACCCAAACTCTTTATTGGCTGGAACATATTATCCATTAGTAGGATCGAAGTCTTCACCAATATTATTAGAAGCACCATGGGATGGTATGATTATGCATGACACATTAGATGTTAAAGAGCATTCATTTAGAGTAAAGCCTAGTGTTGGTGATATGATAATGTGGCCATCATGGATAAAACATAGAGTGCCACCACAAGAGACAGATGAACCAAGAATAGCGATATCTTTTAATTTTGATTATGGAAGATATCATACTGGAGAAGGATTAGAAAATGATTGAGTATCAAATATTACAAGGATTAGTTAATGATGAGGATTATACTCGTCAGGTAATGCCGTTTGTAAAATCTGATTACTTTACACAACCAGATCAAAAACTAATTTTTAGAATTATAAGTGAGTACTTTGAGAAGTACAATGCACTACCATCACCTGAAGCATTAACAATAGAAATTAATAGCGTAGGTGGCTTTGATGAAAAGACAGTCAAGTCCGCTGTGGACATTGTAGAATCTTTTGAAGGCAAAGGAGCTGATGAATGGTTAGTAGACCAAACAGAAGCATTTTGTCAAGACAAAGCCATCTATAACGCTATTATGTCAGGTATTGATATAATAGAAAAAGATCCAGATGGTAAAGGTCAGCTACCAGGTCTACTACAAGAAGCATTGCAAGTTAGTTTTGACAATAGTGTCGGACACGACTTTATAGAAGATGCAGATAAAAGATATGACTTTTACCATCAAGCGGAAGTAAGAGTACCATTTGATATTGATTTACTCAATAAGATTACAAAAGGCGGTATTCCTAATAAGACACTTAATATAGTTATGGCTGGAACTGGTGTAGGTAAATCATTGTTCATGTGTCATATGGCAGCTGCTAATATATTAGAGGGTAAGAATGTTCTATACATTACATTAGAGATGGCAGAAGAAAGGATAGCAGAAAGAATAGATGCTAACTTATTAGATGTAAGTATGGAAGAACTTAATATCATACCAAAGACTGGTTATGAAAAGAAAATGAACAGATTAAAAGATAGATGTACAGGTAAGTTAGTTGTTAAAGAATATCCAACTGCAAGTGCTAATGCAAATCACTTTAGACATCTATTACAAGAACTTAGAGTTAAGAAAAACTTTAAACCTGATGTAATTTATATTGACTATCTTAATATATGTGCATCATTTAGAATAAGGGGAGGAGTAAATGCCGGATCGTATGCCATTGTCAAAGCGATTGCAGAAGAACTACGAGGACTGGCTGTGGAATTCAACGTCCCAATCATCTCTGCGACACAAACAAACAGGGCTGGGTTCTCGTCTTCTGATATTGGTTTGGAAGATACGTCGGAAAGTTTCGGTCTTCCAGCGACAGCTGATTTCATGTTGGCGATCTCGCAAACAGAAGAACTCGAACAACTCAACCAATACATGGTCAAACAATTAAAGAACAGATATGCTGATCCAAGTTTCCATAGGAGGTTTGTAGTAGGTGTTGATAAGAGTAAGATGAGATTGTTTGATGTAGAACAGGCAGCACAAAAAGAGTTAGTAGATGACACACCATTGTTTGATAGGAACTCACCATCTACTGCAAAAGATTTAAAAAGTATGTTTGACGAGTTTAAATGAGATTGATCAGTACATATTCAGGACATGAGTCTAGTATATCATTCTATGATAATGGTAAAATTACTGTTATAGAATTAGATAAGTTAACAGGCGAAAAGTATTTTTCTCTTGCATCTATGTCTACTGTAGAACAATATGAATTGTTTGAACAGGTTATGGAACTAGCTGGTGTCGAGAATGATTTTGATATGTGGATCAATGGTTCATATCATCAAAGAAGAAATGGTGTACTGGAATTTAGAAAATTAGAAAATATTATTAACTCTAAAAGAATGATATTTGGTCCAGGACATCATATGTGTCATGCACATAGCGCTTTCTGGCAATCACCTTTTGATACAGCATGGTTAGTATCTTCTGATGGTGGTGGTAATGATGGATTCTTCAATATCTATCATTGCAATAAGAGATCTGGACCAACACCAGATGAACAAATAGATAGATTTGATTTTGGAACTGTATATGGTTTAATTGGAGCAGTGCTCCCACAAGTAGGTAAATCAACAACATGGTTTTATGAT